TAATTACAATAAGTAAATTAACTTTAAAGAAAATAATTTAACTTTTGCGCTTGACTTTTAACTTTAAGTAAATTAAGATTTGGTTATCGGAGGTGATGACATGACAAAATTATCAATTAAAGCTTTGCGAATAAATAAAGAGATGAACCAACAAGATGTTGCAGACATCCTTGGTGTCAGCAAACCCACAGTAATAAAGTGGGAAAAAGGGGATGTTGAACCCAAAGGTTTAGTTATTTATGCACTTGCTAAGCTTTATGAAGTAGAAATCGAAAACATAGATATTCGACAAAAAAATTTACCACTCGATTAACTTTAAGTTAAAAAGGAGGAAGCCCAAATGCAAGATTTACAAAACAAATCGAACATATCAAGAATATTCAATATTCAAGAAAAAGAAAATGGAGAAATTGCAATCAGTGGTCGAGAACTACATGAAGCTTTAGAAGTGAAGACAAGATATAACGATTGGTTTGAAAGAATGGTTAATTACGGTTTCGAAGAAAATATCGATTATACAGCTCTTACTCAAAAAAGAGTAACAGCTCAAGGTAATTCGATTAACTACTTAGATCACGCACTCACATTAGACACTGCAAAAGAAATAGCAATGATTCAACGAAGCGAACCTGGTAAACGAGCAAGACATTATTTCATCCAAGTTGAAAAAGCATGGAATAGTCCAGAAATGATAATGCAACGTGCATTGAAAATTGCGAATAGTACAATCAACCAGTTAGAAACACAGATTGAGAAGAACAAACCAAAAGTAATGTTTGCAGATGCAGTAGATACAAGTACAAGTTCAATACTTGTAGGAGAACTTGCTAAGTTAATTAGTCAGAACGGAGTGAAAATTGGACAAAATAGATTGTTCCAGTGGTTAAGAGATAATGGATATTTAATTAAAAAACAAGGTGAGTCATATAATTTACCTACTCAAAGAAGTATGGATTTAAAAATCATGGATATCAAAAAGAGAACTCAAAACAATCCAGATGGATCCATCAGAGTCACAAGAACAACAAAAGTTACAGGTAAAGGACAACAATACTTTATCAATAAATTTTTATCAGAGTAGGAGGAAATGGAATGAGTGATTTACAAACAATTAACGTGACTGTACCAATACCGGAAACGCACATAATCATCTCTAAAATAGAATACCAAGAACTTATCGATAACCAACCAATGAATATGACGTTAACAGAAGTAGCGAATTATTATAACTATTCCATACCTTGGATCACGAAACATATTATTACAGAACCTTATTTCAGAAGAAAAATAGAACCATTCAGTACTTTTGTTAGCAAAAACGGTGGGGGTAAATATTCATTTAATCGAAAGAAAATGAAAGAGTTTTTGAATGAATATGACGAAGAAATAAAAAAACGTGCTAAACGTAATTTTTAAAGGAGGGATAACATGAGACATATTTTAGCATGGTCAACTGCAATACTAAGCACAATGATTTTCTCAATGATAACTTTTGATTTTCATTACAGTGTTATATTCGCAATTGCAAGCTACATCGGTAGTTACGCATTTTGGAACGCATATTATGCAGAAAAAAAGACCGCTAAGCGTTGCAGCGCTTAACAGTCGATACAAGGTATTTATCAATAAACTAACATTGATAATATACCCCAAAATAACGGAGGTAGTCAAATGTATTACGAAATAAACGAAGAAACTAAGAAAGTGGTTAACATACAAGGATTCCATTTCACATTGAGAGTTAAGAAGATAACGCAATTCGAAGTTAATATTTCTATCGAAACATTACAACATGAAGTAATAGATGAAATCAACATTGATGAGATGACAGGTTTTGATTATGCTCGTGATTATTTAGGGCAAGCTGTATTCAACTGGTTAGAAGAAAACACTGACGAAGCCGACAATATAATAACTGCGGTGATGACATGGTAAAAGAAAAGTCTATGTTTAAAAAGGAGTACTGTTACATCGTTCATAAAAGTGTAGATCATTATGTAGATAATAGACCAACCGAACGTGCACCAAAAGTTGAATATACAGATGATTTAGAAACAGCACGTAAATTCTTTGATGAAGATTTTGAAGTTTTGCAAATTGATTGGTCTAAACACGACAAGATTATATGCGAAACAACTCATATAAGAATACAAAGAAGTGAGAGGGTTGAAGTGAATGAGTGAAGAACAAGACATCCTTAGTAAGTTGCACATTCAAGATATTAGTGAAAAGAATGCAAATAAATATTATAAATTTGCTATATACGGCAAGTTTGGAACTGGTAAAACAACATTCTTAACCAAAGATAAAAACGCACTTGTTTTAGACATAAATGAAGATGGGACAACTGTTTCGGAAGATGGAGCAGTTGTATCAATTAAGAATTATCAACATTTTATATACGTAATTAAAGCATTGCCACAAGTCATACAAGCTTTAAGAGATAAAGGTAAACAAATTGATGTAGTAGTAATTGAAACCCTACAGAAACTGCGTGATATGACAATGGAAGATGTAATGAAAGGTTCCACTAAAAAGCCTACATTTAACGACTGGGGAGAAGCAGCTAAGCGCATAGTAAGTATGTATAGACTAGTTGCTAAATTCCAAGAACAATATCAATTCCATTTTGCAGTGTCAGGTCATGAAGGTGTTAATAAAGAACAAAATGAAGACGGCGCAATAATCAATCCAACTGTCACATTGGAAGCACAAGATCAGATACGTAAAGCTGTACTTTCTCAAAGCGATGTATTAGCAAGAATGTTAATCGAAAACTATGAGGAAGGCGGAGAAATAAAGTATCAATATGTATTAACTGCAGAGCCTTCAGAAATATTTGAAACGAAAATTAGACACTCGCCAAGTGTGACTATAAGCAATAAAAAATTTATTAATCCAAGTATTACAGACGTAGTAGAAGCAATAAGAAACGGAAATTAAAACAAATTAAAAGGACGGTATTAAATTATGAAAATTACAGGACAAACTCAATACATCAAAGATACGAACCAAGAGAAATTTTATAACGGTGCAACAGGGTTCCAAGCTGGAGAATTTACAGTGAAAGTTAAAAATATAGAATTCAATGACAGAGAAAATAGATACTTCACAATCATATTTGAAAACGATGAAGGTAAACAATATAAACATAATCAATTTGTACCACCATATAAATATGATTTCCAAGAAAAACAATTAATTGAATTAGTAACTAGATTGGGAATTAAGTTGAATCTTCCTAGTTTAGATTTTGATACTGACGAACTAATTGGAAAACCTTGTCACTTGGTATTGAAATGGAAATTCAACAATGATGAAGGTAAATACTTCACTGATTTTTCATTTATTAAACCTTATAAAAATGGAGATGGAGTAGTTAATAAACCAATTCCTAAAGATGAAAAAATGAAAGCTGAGGAAAACGGAGATAATAACCAGTCTAAAGATTCGCTAAGCAATGAATCAAATCCATTCGCAAATGCTAATGGTCCGATTGATATTAGTGACGATGATCTTCCGTTCTAGGGCGTGATTAAATGCAAAGAATTACTAGATACCAGAAAGACAACGACGGAACATACTCCGTTGTTGCCACTGGTGTTGAATTGGAGAATAGCCATACCGAGTTAATAGATAACGGTTATACAGTCAACGCAGATGTAACTGTTCCAGACAATAAATTGATTTCAATTGACCAACGCAAAAAGGTATTCGCATTGTGTAGAGATATTGAACTGCATTGGGGCGAACCAGTAGAAGCATTGAGACAAAGATTTCAAGCTGAATTAGAAATTATGAATGGATATAGTCACATAAGTTTAAGTAACTGCAGCAAACGCATAGCTAGCGAATTAATAGAATTAATCATTGCCTTTATGTTCCATAACCAAATACCTATGAGAATGGAAACAAGCAAGTTACTAAAAGGTGATAAAGCTATGTTGTATTGGGCGACGATAAATAGAAACTGCGTAATATGTGGTGAGCCTAAGGCTGACTTAGCGCATTATGAAACTGTAGGACGCGGAATGAACCGCAATAAGATGAATCATTACGGAAAACATGTATTAGCTTTATGCAGACGACATCATAACCAACAACATAATATAGGTGTTCAATCATTCGATGATTTATATCATTTGCATAATAGTTGGATAGCGGTAGACGAAAAACTGAATAAGATGTTGAGAGGTGAGAAGTAAATGAGCGATAGCATAAAAAGTTCTATCAGTGGCTACGGATTAGTATTTAAACGAGTAATGAAAGACACCAACATAAGTATTGAAGCAAAAGCATTATATAGTTACTTATCTGCTTATGCAGGCGCTGATGAAAGTGCGTTTCCTAGCGTAGATTTAATTAAATATGAATTGAATATAGGAAAACACCGGTTTTTAAGAGCGAAAAATGAATTAATAAATTGCGGTTATTTAAATGTAAGTAGAAAACAATCAAACAATATTTATGGTAGTAATCTTTATACATTATTTCATAATCCTCGACAGGTTGATGACCGACCCGTCGACCACCGACCCGTTGATGACCGACCGGTCGACAGTCAACCCACTACAATTAACAGTTCTACAATTAACAATATTACAAATAACAGTAACACAATTAATAATACGTCGGGAGACCCGACTACGTATCCTTACGAATCAATAATTGAATATCTTAATCAAAATACAGGTAAGCAGTATAAATCAACAACTAGGAAAACGAAGGACTTAATTAAAGCTAGATTTAACGAAGGATTCAACGAACAGGAATTCCTAACTGTTATTAATAATAAAGTAGCTGAATGGAAAGGCACAGATATGGAGAAGTATCTTAGACCAGAAACATTATTTGGGACTAAGTTTGAAAGTTACCTTAATCAACAAACAAGTAATAAACAAACAGGCAACAACCCATATGCCAATTTATTTTAGGGAGTGATTAAATGAATCCCTTTGAAAGCATCGCAAGTAAAGTAGGATTTAAAAATGAATTAGTTAAACAAGAATACGGTTTGAAGTGTGATAAATGTGGACGTATTTATGACTACTACGAATTTGATACAGGATATGTAGTTAAAGATGGTTGTGATTGCGAAATGATAAAGCTAGCTAAAGAAAGAAAAGCAGCGTTTGAACAACGGAATAAATCACAAAAAGCCAACAATATATTCAAGAAATCAATTATAAATGATGATTTAGCTAACTGCGCTTTTGATAACTATAAAGCAACGAATGAAGATTTAGCGAGAGCTAAAGCGTTATGTGAGAGATATGCAAATAACTTCACATTAGATAATAAGCAATCGTTATTGTTACAAGGATCATTTGGCACAGGCAAATCACATTTAAGTATGTCGATAGTAAAGACAGTGAAAGAGAAAGGTTACTCAGTACTTTACATGAATGTACCGCAACTTATTTCAACAATAAAAGGCACATACAACAAAGACAGTAATTTAACAGAACAAGAATTAAATCAAGTAATCAGTGACGTTGATTTAATGGTATTCGACGACTTCGGTATTAATATGAATGAATTTGCGACAAGTAAGATGTTTGAGTTGATTGAATCAAGAGTAGGCAAGCACAACATTTATACAACGAATTTGAATGCACAAGAGCTAAGTAAAAACAAAGACGCTCAACGTATATTCAGTCGTATGATGTCGAATACAACATTAGTGAAAATGGACGGTGAAGATTACCGAATGCGAGGTATCAAATTTTGATAACTATAGAATTTATTAAACAACATCTTGGATGTTCAAACATATACGCTCAAAAAATCATAGAGTGGGCAAATGGAGACGAAAAGAAAGCGTACGACCTATTTATCCAAAAGTTAAATGAACGTCATACAAGACCTGCTATACGTGAGGTGAAGTAAATGGGATTAAGTACTGAATATCAATTGAAGCAAGCTAATACAAATAAAAAGATAGATGTTATCCCATTGAACGGAAATAACAACAGAGTATTTGGATTAAATAAGTATTTTGGCTTAGATGAATACACAATTACAAACGAAAGATTAGAAGAAATTAAACAAGAATACAACTTAGTAAGAGCAGATCAAACGAATATATTTGATTTCTTATAGGAGTGGCGCGCTTGAGTAAATACAACGCAAAGAAAGTTGAGTATAAAGGTATAACGTTCGATAGCAAGGTTGAATGTGATTACTACAAGTACTTGGAACAACGATTAATTATAGATGGTTATGACTATATCGAGATACAACCGAGATATGAGCTGATACCTAAATTTGGTAAACAACGTAAAACTGAATATATTGCAGACTTTGCATTGTGGAATGACGGCAAGCTAATCGAGGTTATAGATGTTAAAGGTATGGCCACTGAAACAGCTAAATTAAAGGCAAAGATATTTAGATTCAAGTATCAAGATGTGAAATTAACTTGGATATGTAAAGCGCCTAAATATACAGGTAAAGAATGGATAACTTACGAAGAATTGAAAGAAGTAAGACGTGAACGAAAGAAAGCTAAGGAGTGATTAGATGAAAATGGAAACAATCACAATCCGTTATGACGCAACGTTTGAACGACAAGTGGAGATTCCTGTGTATGATCATTATGAAAATAGAGACTTAACTGAATATATTGAGCAGGACATGGAGAAACACAAAAACGATTATCTCGACGGATATTTTATTGAATTCGACAAAGTGAAAATTATGGATTGGAGATATAGTTGATGAAAAAAGAATTTGATTTATATACAAAAGAAGATATCAAAGTCATAAATGTGAAACGAATTAACGTACATTCATTTTCAATGAAGGGTTATGAAGGGACACCATATGCCAATTTATTTAAGCGTGTTAGTCATGATGAGTTAAAGCAATATAAAGAACGTTTGAGTTTGGTCACATACGAAGAAAACAGCAGACGAAAAGAGAGAAAAAGACAGTTGAATGAAACAGTGATGGAACTACTAGTAAAAGCAAACTTTAATATAAATGTGCATACTGGGTCACTACATGAAGATGAAAGAAATGAAGCACTAGGGAAACACCAACTTAAAAAAGTTGTCGAGTTATTAACTGATGGCAAGGAACTAACAGACAAGGTGGCGAAGTGATATGGCAAAACCAGTGAAGGTACACGAGTTAAATAAAGATGATGAAATTTGGTTCAGAGCGTCTGAACATAATATATCTTATCCGGCAGTAGTCGTTGATTTAATCGATGATTTTGAAAGTGACTACCCTAAAGCAGAAGTTCATGTAGGAACACATAAAGTGTATATAGATGACACTTATCAAATAGTAAAGTTAGACGAAAGAAGTGAATCTGATGGGCAGAGAAGTACAATTTGAATATGCAATTTATAAAGGTGATGAGGTTGTGTGTGCAGGTTCTAGAGAAGAATGCGCGTCAATGTTAGGGATTAAGCCTGATTCAATAACTTACTTAGCTGGCGCTCAAAATAGAAGGAACGCGATTAAGTATCCTAATAGACTTGTAGCCGAAAAAGTAAGTATTAAAGATATAGAGAGAGAATTGACGCTATGATCCTATCCAACGCAGTAGATGTTAAATACAAAATAAACACAAACGGGATGAACACCGTTGAAGTTGCAAGGATGTTAAAAGAAAACCGAGTAAACGGATTTCTAAAGTATATAAATGAACGTAGTGTGATTGTGGCAGTATCACGTGAGGATATTAAACGTAATCGTATAGCCATGGAGGGGTTAAGGAATGAAAATCAAAACTAAGAAACAACTAAACTTACCACAGTTGATTGAGTGGACGTGGGATAACGATGTGAGAGACTTATCATTTAGAGGACACGATAAAAAAGGTTATGTAGTCTCTATTAGCATTAACGATAAAGGAGAGTTTACATCAGACTGGCGTATTTCTAAAAATGACCTTTTCACAGTCGAAGTCGAGGAAGAAATTACGGAGGATACGAGATTAGATTTGATAGAACGTTTTATAGATGGAATGGGTAGTGTTTGTTATACGTCTAACAGAATGACTATAAAAGAATCTTTAAGATGTGATTCTAAAGAATGTACTACAACTCATTTCTATATTGAAAATGACGACCGAGAGCTAGTGTTAATCTGGCGTGATGGGAAGCTGGTGGAGTAGATGAATTTAATCAAACCATGTCCGTTTTGCGGTGGTCGAGCAGATATGAGATACAGTTTTGACAAAGCGTTGATTGAGTGTACCAATATCAAATGTAAAATACAACCTTCTACTTGGTTGCGCGTTGAAACTGATAGCGTAAATAAATTAGTTAAGATATGGAATACGCGTAAATTAGAGGAGTGATGGCGAGTGGTCAGAATAAGAAACTTAGATACTAATAATGTTAGAGAAGTGAAAACAATCGATGTTAAACATTTAAATGATTTAAAGGAACAACGTGATCAATACAAAGCAGAACGCGACACACTGATTGATGATATAGCAGTGTTGAAAGCAAATATTAGTAGGTTGGAACGGGAGAAAAAAGTTTTACATTTACAAATGAACACTTACTTTGATGAGCGTTTAGAAGCTATAGAAAAATATTTCACCCTAACCGACCACATTCGCCAAAAAGCAGAAGCTAATCCGAATGTAGATAGATATATCGCATTGGTTAACTATATTGATAGGTTGGAAAAAGGAGAGAGTTAAATGGAAAATAAAAACGTTAGAGAACTTGATGAAATGACTTACACCGAAATATTCGAGCGCTATTCGGACGGTTTAGAAAGAATTAACAATCAATTCACAAATGAATTTATTAAAATTTCTAGACGATTTGTATATGAAATGTCATTAGCTGGATTACTTGTTGGGATTTGTATAGGTATCGTTGTAGGCATATTTATATGAGGAGCGTGATGTAGATGGCATATGAGTATGAACATGATATTGAAAATGCACTTATTGATTCACCTGCACATCTTGAAGATGGAACGTTTGACGAATTAAAAGAAGTCTATCAAAAAGCAAGGTTACTAGACGATATTGTAATAACTACTAAAAAACGTTTATCAGACCAAGAACGCAAAGCAAAGGCGTTTGATAAAGTAAGAAGTTTTATTACCAAAAGATTAAAAGAAGAAGAAAACACTGACGAATATGATTATGGCGAGAGATTTATGTGTGAAGAAATAAAGAGATTATGGGAGGACGAGTAGATGAAAACATACGAAAAAATTATATTGATTGGCATGACTATACGAGTAATTGGTGAAGGTATTGGATTGTACTATAACGTTAAAAATTTATTGGAGGAAACAAAATGATTAACACACTAGATCAATTAGTTAAACAAGTAGAACAATGGAGCATCGACAAAGATTTACACAAAGGTAATCCAGATAGACAAGCGTTGAAATTCTATGAAGAGGCTGGAGAAGTTGGTGCAGCATTATCTCGTAATAAACTAGACGATTTAAAAGACGGTATAGGCGATACAGTCGTTACGTTAATCATATTGGCACAACAACATGGAATGACATTAGAGGAGTGTTTACAGTACGCGTATGAAGAAATTAAAGGAAGAACAGGAAAGACAATCAATGGAACGTTCATCAAAGAATCAGACTTGTAATAAAGACATTCTACAAAAAGTCAAAGAGTTACTTAATAAGGAGTGAGTGTGGATGAGTACATCAGAATTTATAGAGGAAGTTAAGAAACTAGGCTATAAAGTTAGATGGTCACATAAGAATGTGAGTAAACGAAAAACTAAAATACAGTTATTTCCAAGTGGTAAAAAGCAACCTATAGCATGGGTGTTCACTAATGAAATGAATTCAATGAGAAGTTTAGGCGTAGACAATGATTTATTTGAATTACTGGTTACTTATAGTCTTACACCAATCAATCAAAGAGGTGTTACGTAAATGACCCAATACCTAATCACTACATTCACAGACAGCATAGGTCACACGCACGCTCATGTGACTAAAGCTAAGGAGAATCAGACGTTTACTGTGGTTGAGGCAGAGAGTAAGGAAGAGGCGGAGGAAATGGCGAAGAAACCTAAATATATAAAATTAGATTTTTCTAGGGAAACATGTCCTATGTGTAATAGTGGAAAGGTAGAAAAAGATTGGGTCATGAAATACTGCTATATATTCACATGTTTTGATTGCGGTTTGAGTAAAGCTGTAGTTGATAAGAAAGCCGGTGAGTGAATGAGCGAACGAGATATTTACATGCATGACATTAGAGACGTATTCGGTAAATTAAAATATCAATCTTATGATGAGTTAAGTGATGTAGATAGAATGATATTAAGTTTTGCTTTCTCACCACAATATAGTGATGTAGAAATCAAATATATGTTAGAAGAACTTGGCGAAAAGACTAAGTATCAGCCTGTATTTACGAAGGAGCAAATTAGAAGAATATTAGAACGACGTACAATATCAAAATTTAAATAAAGGACAGTGGGTGAATGAAAATACTTAAAACACTAACAATCATAGCTTTATATGAATTAAGTAAATATATTACAGAGCAAGTGATAATCAGATTACAGGCAAGTGATGTGTGTGATTATCCTAAAGATTATGAGGTGAGTAACTAATGTGGATAATAGCAGCAATAGTATTAGGACTAATAGCACTTATATCAATTATATCGAATAGTATAAAGAGTGACTTAATATCAACACTTAGATATGAGAACGCGTACTTGAAGAATTATATACAGGCATATATTGATAAGAAGTAACTGGAGGTATTGGATGAAACTAAGTAAACCAGACTTAAAGAAAGTAGAAGAGTTTTGGGAGAATTTAAATAATATGAAAGGGCAGTTAGCATATAGAAGATATGAACTGCTTTACCAACCTACTGATACTAATATCGGGGGCGGGAAGAGTAATCTGATATCTAGTCCTATAGAACATGAAGTCATTAAATTACATGAAGATGAGTTATACACTAATCTAAGCAAGACTATAACAGCTATAGAGGATATATATAGAAATGCTACACCAGAACAAAAAGAGATAGCTGATTATAGATACTGGGAGAAAGACATATTGATATATGAATGGGAAGACATAGCACAAGCATTAACAGAAAAGAGGAATGACGGGAAGATAATAAGCGTTTATTCAGTGCTAAGATTAAGAAGAAAGATGATGGAAGAGACAGCTAAAAGAATAGGATATATTCACTTTGATTAAATCGCAATTCCGGGAACCTCCAATTGCGCAAGGAAATAATGTATATTGATATTATCAAATAGTAAGGATTAATTTGCTAGGCACATCACATTAAGTGGTGTGTCTTTTATTATGTCATAAACATTGGTGATCCATATGTATCTAGATTAAGGAGCTTAACTCTTATGATTGATTACAATGAATACAAAGAACGTAAACGTTTCTATAATAGTAAAGCATGGTCAGATGTTCGTTCATATGTATTGAAACGTGCTAATTATGAATGTGAATGGTGTAAGTTAGAAGGAAAAGTGACTACAGATAACTTAGAGGTTGACCATATACAAGAATTACAAGATAGACCAGACCTTAAACTTGATACTGATAATTTACGTGTATTGTGTAAAGCATGTCACAACAAAAGACATACACGATTTCAGTATGGAGGAAATCAATTTAAGCCTAAAGAAAATAAATGGTCAGATGAAAACTGGTAAATCCAATACCCCCGGGTCAAAAGATTTATCAATTTTTCAAAAGAGGGAGAACGGCGAGTGGGCTCGACTTTGTGAATTTTTCACAATTCTTCACATATAACCCGTACCCCCTCCCCCTATGTGCAGAAAGAGGTGATAAAGTGGAGTTTACAGAGGAACAAAGACGTGAACGTGAGAAACTGGTGAAAAAAGAAGAGAAAAGGCTTCTTGAAATATATAAAGACTTACCGAGTGAAAAGTTAAAAGTGGCCACTGGTTTAATTGTGCAAGCTGCAAGGTTACGCGTGATGCTTAACTATATGTGGGAAGACATACAGGAAAATGGCGAATATGATTTATTCCAGCAGTCAGATAAAGCTCCTCCATACGAACGTGAAAGACCCATTGCTAGGTTATACAATACACGTGACCAATCTTATCAGAGAGCTATTAAACAACTTTCTGATTTATTACCTAAGGAACAAAAGATTGAGGAAACGGATGAGCCCGTTGATGATTATGTATGATTAGAAACAAGTACGTTGATGAATATATCCGATTATGGAGAGATGGAAAGATAATTCTCAATCAAGAACGTATTGATTTAATAAAGTATTTGGAAGAAATAGTCTTAGTTAAAGATCATATTCATTTTGATGAAGATACTATAGAAAATTGTATCAAGTTTATTAATAAATGGTATTTTCCGGTTCAACTTTATCAAAAATTTGTAATAGCTTTTATATTCTTAATGGATGATGAACTTGAAACGCCTTATTTTACTGAATTCGCATTATTCATGGGGCGTGGTGCTGGTAAGAATGGATTTATCAGTGCAATTAGTGATTTTATGACTACTCCAATACATGGCATTAAGAAATATGATATTTCAATTGTTGCGAATAGTGAAGACCAAGCAAAAACATCATTCAATGAGATATATGATTGTTTATTAGAACACAAACGAAACAAAACAGGTGAAAGACCTAAAGCACCATATGAAGTTAGTAAAACAGAGATTAAAAATCGAGCTACAGGTTCAATTATCAAATACAACACATCTAATACGAAGACCAAAGATGGCGGACGTGAAGGATGTGTTATTTTTGATGAGATTGCTGTATATGAAACGGCAGATATGGTGAACGTAAAACGTGGTGGTCTTGGTAAAGTACCGCATGATAGAACGTTTTATATTTCTACTGACGGTTATGTTCGTGAAGGATTTATGGATAGTATGAAAGATAGAGTGTTAGAAGTATTGAAAGGTACAAATACTGATGACCGTATATTTCCTTTTTATTGTAAATTAGATGACCCTAAAGAAGTTGACGATGAATCAATGTGGGAAAAATCTAATCCGATGTTACATCCTCCTTTAACAGGATATGCAAAGAATCTAAAGCGTAAAATCAAAGAAGAATTCAATGTTTTGCACATTAATCGTTCTAATAAACCTGAATTTATGACTAAACGAATGAATTTACCTGAAGTGGATGAAGAAAAGGTAGTTGCACCTTGGGATGAAATACTTGCAACCAATAAAGTAATGCCAGAATTGGATAACAAAGCTTGCATTGGCGGTCTTGATTACGCGTTAGTACGTGATTTTGCGAGTGTAGGATTATTATTCAGAGATAATGACACATATTATTGGAAAACACATTCGTTTATACGCCGAGAATTTTTAGAAACTACACATCTTGAGCCGCCTATAGAGAAATGGGCTGATGATGGACTGCTTACTATAGTTGATGATGATGTTATCGATATTTCGTACATTGTTAATTGGTTTCTACAGCAACAACAAAAGTACAATTTAACTAAAGTTATATCAGATAATTTCAGAACTGACATTGTACGTAGACCATTTGAAGAAGCTGGTATACCTTTAGAAGTTATTAAGAATCCAACTGCTATACATGGCTTATTAGCGCCACGTATAGATACAATGTTTGCAAAAAAACAAATTGTTTTCGGGGATAATCCTTTAATGCGATGGTTCACAAATAATGTAGCAGTAAAAATGCAACCAGATGGAAGTAAGAAATACATCAAAAAGGATGAAGTAAGACGTAAAACAGATGGTTTTCATGCTATGTTACATGCGTTGTATAGAGCGGATGAAATATTGGAGTATGATCAACCGTTTATCATGGCAGATATTAGCTTTTAGGAGGTGATAAATTGAGTATATTCGATAGGATAATGGGACGTAATGAAGCAATTGAGTTTAGTTATGATTTTGAATTATTAAGAGAAACTTCACATAAAGCTTATATAAAGCGTTGGGCTTTAGATACATGCATTAATCATATTGCTAGAACAATTAGTCAAACAAAATTCGAAATAATCGAGAATGGTAAAAAGGATTCTAATTCAACAACACATTATAAGTTAAATGTCCGTCCTAATACCGATGAAAGTGCTGCTACATTTTGGCAAAAGGTTATTAGGAAGTTGATTTATGACAACGAAGTTTTAATTGTTGTCACTGACACTAAAGACTTAATTATAGCTGATGATTTTTATAGAGACGAATACGCACTGTATGATGATATATTTGAGCATGTCATTGTAGGAGAATACGAATTCGAACGTACTTTTAAAATGAGTGATGTTATATATCTTGAATACAATAACGAATCGATAACTGAAATGTTATACGGATTATTTAGTGATTATGGCGATATATTCGGCCGATTAATCACAGCTAATTTAATGAATAATCAAATACGGGCAACTTTAAGTATGGACGCAAATACACCATTAACTAATGCTAGTAATGATGATATGCAAAAGTTTATAAATAAGGCGTATAAAGCTTTTGAAAGCAATGATATCGCTATTGTACCTGTTCAAAAAGGTTATAAATATGAAGAACATACATCCAGTAACAGTGCTAAAACTTCATCACAAATAGATGATTTAGCTAAAGTACCTAACCAACTATTAAGTTACGTTGCGCGAAATCTTGGTATACCCGTTGGATTGATTAACGGAGAAACTGCAGATATAGAAGCGATGACAAATAACTACATGAAGTTTTGTATCAAACCAATCATTGAGAAGATCACAGATGAATTAAATGCAAAACTTTTCAGTGAACGCGGTTATAAAGAAGGTAAACGAATTAAAGCAATTTCAATAGACCAAAAAGGACCATTAGAAGTGAGTGAAGCAGTCGACAAACTCATTGCTAGTGGTTCTTTTAATAGAGATGAGATTCGTGAGCTCACAGGCTATGAACCTATAGGTAGTGAAGAAATGCAGAAATTTATAATCACTAAAAACTATCAAACTGTAGATGAAGAGACTACAGATAATGAAGGAGGTGATTTAAATGAGTAACAACGAAATAGATATCTATGGTTTTATCGATAATGTAACTGTTGAAGGAATGACCATCAGTCCACAAACCATAAAAGACCAATTGAAAGCTATGGGAGATGTCGATGAAATCATTGTGAATATAAACAGTAATGGTGGAGATGTATTTTCAGGCGTTGCTATTTATAACATGTTGAGACGACACAATGCACATATAACGATTAATATCGATGGATTAGCTGCTAGTATTGCTTCTGTTATAGCGATGGCTGGTGACACTGTGAATATGCCAGGCAACGCAATGATGATGGTTCATAATGCTTGGACTGAAATAGCAGGAGATTCTAACACGTTTAAAAAACAAGCCGATTCATTAGAACGTATTAATTCTGTTGTCTTTAATAGTTACGTTGATAAAAACCCTGATATAGATCATGCGCTTTTACGTCAATATATGGACGAAGAAACATGGTTTACAGCAAAAGATGCAAAAGAATTAGGGCTAATTGATAACATAACTAAAAGTACGCGTGTAGCTGCTGCTGCAACATCAGCAATGTTAGGAGGTGAAACGTTTATGACCAAGTACCGTAATGAAGACCCAACGCAACAAACGCAGGACCCTAAAAAACAAGGGGAACAAATCACTGTGGAAGATGTAATGGATAAACTAGAAGAAATTTTATCTGAAGTCAAAAAAGGAAATGAACAAGGGGGCGGAGAAGGTAAGAAAGAAGACCCTAACGAAGCACCTCAAAATAGTTTTGCAAGACTATTTAATATGAATACAAAATAAAGGAGAATGAAATTATGCCTATTAATTTAGAGAACAAAGAAGGATTCGAGAATTCTCAAAAACTTTTACAAGAATTTTCAAATATGAATCCACAAGCAACAGATGAAGAAGTTAAAGCAAAATACACTGAATATATGAATGCATATAGCGAAGAACTTGCCAATGCGATTCGAAAAGATATTAAAAATGAAACTGGAGATACTGCAGTTCTAAATTCTCGAAATGTAAATCGTTTAACGAATGAAGAAAAGAAATTCTATAACGCATTAGTATCAGAAGATCATGTTAATACAGATACTAATTGGAAAGATGGGGAATTATTACCTGAAACTGTTGTCGACCGTATCTTTGAAGATATCGAAACTGACCACCCATTATTAAAACATATCAATATCGAACGTACTGGTTTAAGAACACGCGTTATTCGTTCAGTAACAGAAGGACAAGTAGTTTGGGGTAAAATCTTTGGAGAAATCCGTGGCCAATTAGAGGCTTCATTCTATGAACAAGACATTTCTCTAGGTAAAGCAACTGCTTTCGTAGTAGTACCTAAAGATTTAAAAGATGCAGGCGTGCAATGGGTAGACCGTTTTGTACGTGCGCAAATTAAAGAAGCTTTTGCCGTAGCTATTGAAAAAACAGCGATTCAAGGTGAAGGTAAAGCTAAAGACCAACCAGTCGGTTTATTAAATGAAATTAACCGTACAAATGGAGCTGTTTCAGCTAAGCCAAGTGCTGGGAAACTAACTTTAGAAACGCCTGAAATTGCTATTAAAGAAATTGGAAATATCATTAGTAATTTATCTATCAAAGAGTATTATGATAAAGATGGCAACGTTAAAAGAACGAAAGGCGCAAATGTTTTAAATAATGTTGTGATTGCTTTAAATCCAGTAGATTATATTTATACTGGTGTTGCTTTCATGCAAGTACACAATGGTGCATTTGTTAGCCCTATTCCATTTAATGTAACGTTTGAACAAAGTGAATTCGTACCAAAAGGTAAAGCTGTTGCTTATGATAAATCACGTTATCATTTCTATGCAGGTAGCGAAGTTATTGTACGTGAATTTGACCAAACGCTTGCTTTAGAAGATATGGATTTATATACGGCGAAACAATTCTTATATGCTGAACCTGATGATAATAAAACATCATTTGTTTATGATGTGGACTTTTCATCACATGGAGCACCAACTGATACAGATGCAGGAACTGAAACACCCTAAAGCACCCCAAAACGTTGAAGTAAATGCAAATAGTAAATCTGCATATATTTCAGCTGAATAGGGGGTTTTTAAATGATTGATTCTATTCATGTAGAAGAGTTTAAAAAGCGTAATAGAATATTCTATGAAATGGAAAATGAAAGAATAAGAGTTGATTTGGAGCTTTCATATAATGATATCAAAGCAAAATGCGGTGATTTCAATATGGAAGAGTATAATCTTGGTCGTGAGTTAGTTTATGAACGTACAAGGTATGTTTTAAATGATAAATTAGAAGAATTTCACGATAACTTTTTATCTAGCATTGTTCAATTTCAAATTATGAATATGGAGGTATCAGATGATGACACGATCACATAGAAAAATAGTAACTGGTGGCGATATGCGCACACCGGTTATTTTTTATATAGCAAAACCAAACGATGATTTTTTTCCTGGAGAAAATACTAGTGAAGTATATTATCAATGTTTTGCTAATGTTTATCCTCCTTCACAAAAAGATTTGGACATGACAGATAATAAAGCAACAATTACTATGGTTACTTGGTATTCGATGGAATATGAAATCCGAGATGATATGTATTTTGAAATAGATTTACCTAGATATAAAGGGAAGAAATTTAATATTATTCAAATTGATGACGACACGGATTTTCATTCAAATATAAAAATAATTGGCGAGTATATAAGTTAATGAGCGTAGAAATTAAAGGGACGCATAACATGCTACGTAAGATTAGAGAGCAATATGGAGAAGCGAAAATGTTAAAAGCGCAAGATGAAGCGTTAAAGCTAGGCTCTAAATATGTTGTAGGTGTTATGAAAGAGAATTTTGAAGTTTTTAAAGATACTGGTGAAAGTATAAATGAAATAAGTGTCACAAGTCCTTATTATATTTACGGTAAAGTTCGAATGGTCAAATTACATTGGGAAGGTTCTATGAATCGTTACACTATTATTCATCTTAATGAATATGGCTCTGTAAAACATCCCAATCCTAGAGGTAAAGGTGCAATAGCGCGAACTATGTTTATGGCAGAAAAACCATATAAAAAAATTATTAAAGAAACGCTAGAAGGTGAATTATGATGTTTGATATGTTGAAAACTATACAAAAATACCTATTGAATAATGCAACAATTGCTCAATATTGTAAGGGTCGCATTCGAGCGTATTATTATGATGAAACTGCCGACACTTCAGGACCGTATATATTGATTAGTCCATTAATTGCACCTCAACCATCGACATATGCAAGTGATACAAATTTATCGACTGAATATTTATATCAAATCGATGTACGTGGTCCTAATTACGATGTCGTAAAGTTGTTACAAGAGGAAATAAGAAAAACATTATGGAATATTGGTTTTCGTCAACAAGATGGTACAGACCAATATGATCATGAAATTAAAATTTATATGGATGCCAGACGTTATAGAGGTAATCCATATACGATTGATAGTTTAAGACATATAGATAAAGATTTAATTGAATAGGCAAGCCTTTCGTATAAACGGAGGGCTATTTTTTATGCCTAAATTTAAGGAGGAAATGTAAATGGGTAGATATAATGCCAATACCGGATTAGGTGAATTTTATTATGCAGTATTATCTGAAACAGCAAATGGCGATTTAACAATAGGTGATATTAAAGTAGTGGATTATGTACAAGAAATGTCACTTGAATTCGGTGAAGAATTAGAAAAAGCATACGGTTCGAATAAGGTAGCTGAAATTGCTAAATCAGCAGGAGAAACTCAAGGAACATTCAAATTCCACAAACTTCCTATTGATGTTCAAAAAGATTTATTAGGATTAATCGAACATAAAGAAACAAGTAATGTATATGGTTTTGGTCAATCTTCCGGAATCACTTATACTGCTGTTGCTATTCCTAGAACTATGGAAGACGGTTCTAAAGAATGGTTTGGATTATCTAAAGGTGTGTTCACACGTCCTAATAAGGAAGGGCAAACTAAAGAAGATGGCGTAGAATTCGGTTCTGATGAAATTGAAGGTCAATTTATGGAACGTGAAGTAGGCGGTTTTGATGAAGATTTAGCAGTAATGATGGCCTACGACCAAAAAGGATCTACTGAAGGTAGAGATGCAATTTTTAAATCTATTTTCGGTAAAGTATCTAATGAACAAACTCCAGAGCAACCTGATACTAACGAACAGGTAACACCCTAACGAACCCCAAAATGTTGAGGTTACAGTGAATAGCAAGTCAGCTGTAATCTCTGCAGAATAGGGGCGTTCATAGTAATAATAAGGAGGAAATGAAATGTCAGATACATTAAAAGTTTATAAAGGTACCGATTTAGTAGGAAGTGCAGAAAGAGGTTCAGATGGAACAGCTAGTGTTACCATCAATGAATTAGAAGCTAATACCGATTACCCAGCAGGCACTTTCCAAGTGGCATTCGCTAACGATAATGGAGAATCAACTAAAGTAAATGTGCCGGCGTTTAAAACTAATCCTATTAAAGTAACAGGAGTTACATTAGATAAAACAGAATTAGCGCTTAACGTTGGAGATTCGGCTACTTTACAAGCGACTGTCTCACCATCAACCGCAACAGATAAAACTTTAACTTATGCAACATCAGATAATGCAATTGCAACTGTTGATGAAAATGGTGTAGTAACAGCGGTAGCTGCAGGTACTGCTAACATTACAGTTACAACGAATGATGGTTCTAAGACAGCTACTTGTAATTTAACAGTTTCAGAAGCTACACCTGAAGAACCTCAGAATGTAAATGTGGACTCTAACGAAACAGATGCAGACGTAACAGCAGAATAATATTTAGGCGACTTCGGTCGCCTATTTTTGTATACAAAAATAATAAAAATAATCGGTCGAATAGAAAACCCGATGAAAAAGGAGAAATAAAATTATGGCAAACGCATTAGTATTAAACATTAACGGTGAAGAGAAAAAGTTTTATAAACAAGGTGGTTTCACAGGTAAACAAGCACGTAAGGGAACACGTTTATCTATGAGAATGAGCGCTTTAAGTACAAATCCTGAAGGTTTAACTATTGAGCAAACAGAAAAATTTGAAGAAACGTTGGATCAAATCGAGAAAATGATTGCAGAAGATTTATATAATAATCAATTCACAGTAGATGAACTGCAAGATGGCGTTGATGGTGACAAATACTTTGAAACAATTATCACTGAAGTTAGTGGAGCTAACGAAGACACGGGAAAGAAAAAATAGATGGTAGTTCACTAACAAAAGAAGATTTGACTTTCGAAAGCATGTCTAAAAACGTAGACATTATTTACCAAGATTTATTAGAAGCTGGATGGAAGATGACAGATATAGATAACACAGAAATATTTGAACTCATAAGAATATTGCAGTTGAAAAATAAAAAAGAAAGCAAATCTAAAACTGTAGGAGCAAACGAGAGCTTAATTGGAGCGATAACTGGTAAAGATCCACGTAAATCCAGTTAAGCTCTTTTTTTATGAACTTTTATAGAAAGGAGGATGTAAATGGCAGGTGATATAAAAGGATTCACTATAGATTTAGGGATTGATACCTCGGATATTGATAGAGGAATGGCTAATTTACAACGTAAATTAAAAACAGCTGACGCACAAATGAAAGCAAATTTATCAACTTTTGATAAAGCCGAAAAATCAGTAGATAAATACGGAACAGAACTTGAAGGTTTAAATAAAAAGCTTACACAACAAGGTCGTGTCAGTGAAGAATCACAGAAAAAATTGGATAAATTAAGAAATGCACAAGAAAACATGTCTGACAAACTTAAAGAATCGGCTGTGAACGCTCAAAATGCGAAAAAACGATATGATGATTTGAGTAATTCATATGAAAAGATGAATAATGAATTAAAAGAACATCAATCTAGTGTTAAGTCTGCACAAAATGCTCAAAAACAGATGCAAAACACTGTTACAGCATTGGATGCTAAAATGAAAAACGCTAAAAGTTCTGTAGATGAATTAGAACAAGAATTCAAAGAATTGAGTGAATCAGGAAAAGCATCTAAAACAGAATTAACTTCTTTAAGTAATCAATTATCTAAGGCAAAGGTTAACTATAACAACCTTTCTAAAGCAGTTGATAGTGCAAAGAAAGATTTAAATGAATCTAAAATAGCCACATCTAATGCGAAAAATGAATTACAAAAATTCAGTGACGCAAATGATGATGCTATGATTAGTGCTAAAACTGCAATGACTGAAGCTAAGAAAGAAGCAAATAATGCTGAAAAATCATACGCTTCTTTGAATCGAGAAGTTGGTCAATTACCCGCTAAGTTAGATAAAGCAGAAAAAGAAGTTTATGAAAATGCATTAGCTTATAATGTTTTGCAAAATAGAATCAATGAAACTAATGACGAATTATCGAAGTTGCAACGCAAACAAACAATCATTGGTGGCATTGGTGTAGCAGCTGCTGCAATGGGTCAACGTTGGGAAGAAGTTAATTCTAAAATCAATAAAATTGGTAATAGTTTTAGAAATGTTGGTTATGTTGTCAGAGGGATTGCTATGGGTGGATTGATTGCGAACATATCCGCTATTATTCCGGTCGCTGGTAGTGCAGTAAGTGCCATTGCTGGTATTGGAGGTGCTGCAACTGCAGCTGCTGGTGGTGCTATTGGTTTGGGTGGCGCATATGGAACTGCATTAGGTGGTGTTATGGCATTCACAGGACAAGCAACAACAGCACTAAAAATGTTAGAAGACGGAGAAATACGTGTTACTAATGAAGTCAGAAACTACAAAAATGTATTAAGTGGCTTACAAAACCAATGGAAAGATCTAGTCAAAGCAAATCAGGCTGCAATTTTCAACACAATGGCTAACGGTATTAATATTGTAAGAATTGCTTTAACACAATTAACACCTTTCATTACACAGACTACTAACAAGATTGCTAGCGCATCTAAAGAAATGCGTAACTGGGTTACCTCTTCAGAAAATGCGCAAAATGCCTTCAAACTTATTAATAATATAGGACCTCCTATATTCCAAAATTTACTCAATGCAGCAATGCGTGTTGGTGATGGTATAACTCACATGTTTACAGAATTTGGACCATTATTTACATGGACTGGTAAAGGTATTGAAAGCCTAGCTAATAAATTCAATGCATGGGCAAATAGCACTAGTACTGATAAAGGAATTGCTCAGTTTATAGAGTATACTAAAACGAATTTACCTGTTGTAGGACAAATATTTGGTAATGTATTTAGCGGTATAATCAGTCTTTTTCAAGCTTTTAGTGGTCATTCTCAAACAGTAATGCAGGGTATGGCAGGAGTAACTAAAACATTTAAAGATTGGGCAGCTAATTTATCTTCTACTGAAGGATTTAAAAACTTTATAGCTTATTTAAATCAAAACGGTCCTAAAGTTTGGCAGTTATTAAAAAACATTGGCAACATTATTGTTGGTTTAGTTAAAGGTATGGCTCCAGTTGGTTCGGTAGTGCTTAGTATTACAACTGCTATTACTGGATTTATTGCTAAGGGTGCGACGGCTAATAACACAATGGGGATGATGACAGGTATATTGACTGCTGTAGGTGGCACATTAGCAGCAATCATTCCTATGTGGGGCGTATATAGAACGGTAATGGGCAGTGTAACTATAGCCACTGGTGTAGCAAGAGCAGCAACAGTTGTATATCGTGGTGTTATGAGTGCTGCACAAACCGCAGCCATAGCATATATGTATGCTACTAAAGGATTAACTGTTGCTCAAATGGGGCAAGCAGTTAAGTCAAAAGTCGCTGCAGCAGCAACAGTGGTGTGGACAGGAGTTACAAAAGCAGCAACTATAGCAACCAAAGGTTTAGGTCTAGCTATTAAATTTATGACAGGTCCTATAGGATTAGTTATTACCGCGATTACTGCACTAGTAGCAGGTATCGTTTATTTATGGAAGAACAATGAAACTTTCCGTAATTTCGTGATTACTGCTTGGAATCAAATTAAAGCTACTGCCATATCAGTATTTGGTTTCTTAAAACCTTATATTATCGGTATTTGGAATGGTATCAAAAATGTAAGCATTGCAGTTTGGAACGGTTTGAAAACTGCAGCAATTGCAACGTGGAATGGCATTAAATTTGCTATACAAAATCCAATCCAAGCATTAAAAATTGTTTTATCTGCAATATGGAATGGCATAAAAGCGGCGGCATTATGGGTTTGGAACGCAATAAAATCAGGTGTTATAAAAATCGTTAAGCTTTGGATAGCTGCAATGAGATTATATATCACTTTAATTAAGACGGTCGTTACTACAGTTTTCAACGCAGTTAAGAATTTTTCAATTAGAGTTTGGACATCTTTAAAAAACGGAGTAGTTCGATTAGCTAAATTATTATATACAGGTGTGACTAATTATTTCAAACTTGTAAGGAAAGTCAATTCTGTAATTTTTAATGCAGTTAAGAATTTTGCACTAAAAGTTTGGACTTCTATAAAAAATGGTGTTATTTCAAGAGCTAAGTCATTGTGGAATGGTGTTCGAAATACATTTAATACTTTGAGAAAAGGCGTATCCGCAATTTTTAATGGTGTAAAAAATATAGCTTATAAAGCATGGAGTTGGATTCGTAATAAAGTAGTTAATTATGCTAAATCTTTATGGAACGGTGTACGAAACACTTTTAATTCTTTAAGAAAAGGTGTTTCGAATATTTTTGGAAGTGTTAAAAATAATGCTATAAAAGTTTGGAATACCATTAAAAATAAATTGACTGGCATTGCATCAAGTATTTGGAATTCTGTTAAGAAAACTTTTAATAACATGAAAAATGGTTTGAAAGGGATTATCGACAAAATCAAAGGTCATATTACCGGAATGGTAAATGCAGTTAAAAAAGGTCTAAATAAACTTATTGATGGTGTTAACTGGGTTGGCGATAAGCTTGGAATGAAAAAGTTACCATCTATTAAGTTGCATACCGGTACTGACCATACTAATACTACAACTAATGTTGTGAAAAATGGTAAAATCGCTCGTGACACATTCGCTACTGTTGGCGATAAAGGGAAAGGTAACGGACCAGGTGGTTTCCGACATGAAATGATTCGTTATCCAAACGGTAAAACTGCAATCACACCTAATAGAGATACAACCGCATATCTTCCACAAGGATCAACTGTTTATAATGGTGCTCAAACTTATAGTGCGCTAAGTAGCAGTCCAGCTTTTTCAAATGGAACAATGCCTAAGTTTCATAATGGTACAAATAAAAAGAAACATTGGTACGAAAATGTTGCTGATAAAGTGACAAAAGGTGTATCTGATTTTGGTAAAGGAGCAGGGCAAAAATTCCATGGTGTAAAAGATAAAACATCAGAATTTTTAGAAGGTGCAAAAAGTGTCGTAGGTAAGGGTACTAAGTGGCTCGGCGATAAAGTCGGAGACGTTATGGATTGGGTAAGTAAACCTGGAAAGTTACTAAATAAAATTTTAGAAGGTTTCGGGGTAGACATGAAATCTTTTGGTATTCCTAAAGGCGCAAGCTTACCTTTTGATATGATGAAAGCGATGTTTGGCAAATTAAAACAAAGTGCTACTGATTTGTTGAAAAGCTGGTTAGAGGATGCTCAAGGTGGAGAAGGAGATGCCAGTTGGTTATTCAAACATCCAATATGGCAAAAATTCGGTAACTACACCGGCGGATTAAATTTTAACGGTGGTAAACACTACGGTATGGACTTTGGAATGCCAATAGGCACTAATGTTAAAGCAGTTGCAGGCGGTAAAGTTTCTAATGTATGGACTGATTACGGTGGCGGTAAGTCAGTAGAAGTTCAATTAGGAAAAAACATGTGGAATTGGTATATGCATTTGTCTAAGCAATTAGTTAAAAAAGGGCAAAAGGTTAATGCTGGTGATTTAATTGGTAAATCAGGTGACACTGGTAATTTCGTACGAGGAGCACATTTACATTTCCAATTAATGAAAGGTGATCACCCAGGAAATGATACAGCTAAAGACCCGATGAGTTGGTTGAAAGGATTGACTGGTGGAGGTAAAAAAGCAGCTTCTAAATGGGCACCAGAAATTCGAAAAGCAGCCAAAAGAATGAAAGTTAATTTATCTAACAAAGAGTTACAGGGTATCATAGCTCAAATACAACGTGAATCTAATGGTGATGCTGGTGTAACTCAAGGTAACATTGGCGATATAAATAACTTGAGAGGAACACCAGCGCAAGGTTTATTACAATATGTACCTAGTAATTTCAAATCCTACGCAGTTAAAGGTCACAGAAACATTAAAAGCGGTTATGACCAATTACTTGCATTCTTTAACAACTCTAACTGGAAACGTGATTTACCTTACGGCAAAAGCGGTTGGGGTCCAACAGGACATAGACGTTTTGCTACAGGTGGATTAATAAAAAATTCTGGTTGGTATAATATTGCTGAAGCAGGCTATCCAGAATGGGTAATTCCTACTGATCCTAGTAGACGTAATGACGCTATGAAATTACTTGCTTTAGCAGCGCAAGATATTCAAGGCGGAAAATCTACCACAGGTAATAAACGACCTAACAATTTAAAATCACCTAGTACGTCTAATGACGATTCTATGCTTAAAAAGGTTGTAGAACGCCAAGATGAACAAATTAATCAAATGCATCAAGCAATAAATTATTTAGCGCAGTTAGTGACTAGCAATCAAGATATAGTTAACAAACCTGTTCCGACCGAGGAAGGTATCAGTAAAAAACAGGGCCAGCGTTCTAAAATGATGGCGTTTAATATTGGAGGTAGTTTAAATTAATGAAACATGAAGTGAAAATGTTTAATGATGAATTCAATGTGAATTTAACTGATATACCTAAATTGAAATTTCTAGATTTTTCAGAAGAAGGAGTAGAGGTTAAAGCAAATACTAAGGAGATAAATGGCACAGATGGTGTAGTTATGGGACCGATTAATTTCGGTCCTTTTGATTTAGTTTTGAATTTTTCCTTTATTGGTCATGATATTAATGACTATAACTTAATGTTACAAAAACTTAGAAGATTACTTTTCAAAAGAGAAGCATTTTATATTTGGCATTCATTTATGCCTGGAAAAAAATACGCTGTCTATTGTACTGAAAATGCAATAGATTATAAAACGCCTACTTTTGGTACATTTTCTATCAAATTTTCAGTAATAAAAGGTTATTCAGAATCATTAAGAGAAACTGATAAGTTTAGTTTATCAAGTGGTGAATGGCAATTTGAAACGGGTGTATTATCGGTAGATGATGTTAAATACAAACACAATACTACAGGATTTAAGATTTATAACGGTTCTACTGACACGATAGACCCACACATTCGACATAAATTTAGATTATTAATTAATATTGATGCACCGAAAGGTTTTACACTCACTAATAATACAACGGGTGATGTTTTTAAATATAATAAGGCAATTAAAAAGAAACAAACATTAATATTAAATGGTGTTCATCCTACAATAGATAATAAACGCGTAGGATCGAATACAAATTGGCAATGGATTACATTAGCTCCAGGGTTCAATGAAATTGAAATTACTGGCGAAAATATTAGTAATCCAACGACGCAATGGGTTTTCCCATTTATATATAGGTAGGTGAATGAATTGGATGCATTAATATTAAAAAATAGAAAAGGTACATTCGGTGAAATATTAACAGATTTTGATTTAGATTCTTTTAAGTATGAATATGAGAAAAATAATGAACGGTCAATTTCTTTCACTATATATAAAACAAGCAATAACGCCGACATTTTCGATAATGTATTAAATGAAATGTTGCTTGAGTGGAAGGGGCAAATGTATGTAATAAAATCTACTGCTATTAAATATGATGGAAGTATTGTTACAAATGAAGTTGTGGCTAAACATATATTTATGGAGTTTCAAAATCATTATATTCAAAAGGATTTAGAAAGTGAAGAACTGAATGGCGAAGAATCTACTGGTGAAGAAACTAAAACTACTATGACATTAGAACAATATTTAGATTTTGGTTTCAAAGGTAACAAACTTGATTTCAGTTACGAAATTAAAGGCGATTTTAAAGACAGAAAGCCCGTAGAGGAACTTGGTAATAAAAATGGTATGGAATATATTACTGAAGGTGCAGATGTATTTGATTATATTTATTTTGCGGATAATAAAAAGATTTACTTTTATGATCAATCGACGTTTTATCAAATGTCAGATATGCCTTTAATCTACAAATACAATTCTAGTGAGGTACAAGCAACAACCACTACGACTGATGTTAAAACATATATTCAAGGCTATGGCCAAAAGAAAACAAAAACTGAAACTAAAAATTATAATCCTATTAAACCACCGGATTTAAAGTTTAATGGTAAGTTTTTCAAAGAAGGCACATGGCGAACACAAAATGTCGGTGATTCATATGAGAAAACATTTGAATGTAAGTGGGGAAATGAAACGCTAACTTGGACTCTCAAGAAACTATCAAGAGGTGGTTTGTTAGATGTTTATTTAGATGGTGAATTAATAAACAGATACAGTTGTTATAGTCACACTGCACGTTCTGAACAAATAGTTATTGCACGTAATTTAAGCAAAGGCTCACATACTTTCAAAGCTGTTCATAGAGGTGCAGACCCTAACGTTAAAGAATATAAAACAGCACCTACGATGTATGTAGGCACTGAAAAATCTACAGTTTTAAATATAACAGCTGTATTAAAAGGTTCTGATATGTATAAAGCTTATGCAGAATACAAATCACCTAATTATGAATTGTTTGGCCATTCAGAAGCGCCAACTCTGTTTGATGATACAGCATTAGATGAAGATGAATTACTGACAAATCTAAAAGCACAATTAAATGACCAACCTACAGTAGAGGTATCAACAAACTATTTAGGCAGTGTGGAAGATAAACATTACTTAGGTGATGGAGATATAAAAGAAAATCACATGATACATTTCATACACAAACCATTAGGTTTTAATATAGATTTAAAAGTAGTGAAATTAACAGTACCACATCCATTAACTAATGAATCAGTTGAAGTAGATTTCAGTAATTCTCCAACTGACATTATTAAAATACAACAAAATTTAAATAGAAATATTAAAAAAATGAACAATCTAACGCAAGGCGGCTCACTTGGTGAATCGTCTTTTTCTATGCCGAAATTAGCGTCAGATTCAATAGGGAGTGTGTTAGTAGATGGATAACCCTACAGAAATTAAATATCCATTTGATGATTATGGAGATCCTTACTATGCTGCAACACATTTTGAAGCGATTCAAAATATTGAAGATGTATTAAAAGGTTCTACAAATTGGATTGAATTTACACCGTTAAGTGGAAAACCTAACACTGAATTTAAAGCAGATGGTGACAATGGCTTTAACTGTTCCTACAGAGAAATAAATGTCTTAGATATTGTAAAGATAAAAAGCGTAAGAATTAATTTATCTAATGTACAAAATGGTATGACAATCGCTAATCTACCAGAAAATTTTGTTTCTGAATCACAATCTTGGCCAATTAGAACGCCAAACACTCATTTACCTGCCATTGTTTCGTTACGGCCAAACGGTAAATTAACACTTGTTTTCAACAAACAAGACACAGAGACATGGACAGAAACAGATTATATATATGGATCACACACATGGATAGAATAGAAAGGGTGATAGGAATATGAATTTACATTTAGATTATCCCATTGATATAGGTAGAGAATGGCGATACAAAACGATTGATAATTTCAAAATGCTAAGTAATTTCTATCAAGATATTACAAGTAACATGAAATATCATCGCACAGAAGAAAAACATGCACATCATGCAAGACAAATTGATTATGAAAATGTAAGTGTTGAAACTTTTCTAAATTATTTAAATGCAAAAGTAAGGAAATTAGTCATCGGTCATAATGGCGACGGTATAAACGAATTAAAAGATAGTAGAGTAGCGGTCGATGGTACACCATTCAATGTATTGTCTGACCGTTTATTTTATGATTTCACACGTATTGAGAAAAAGCTTGATGAGAATTACGAGAAGTTAAATAAAAAGATTGAACGCATTGTTAATGTGAACGATTACGGTGCAGACCCAACCGGAGAAACAAATTCTGACGAAGCATTTAAAAAAGCATTAGGTTCGGGTAATGTCCATGTTCATATGACGGCAGGAACATACAAAATTAAGAATGGTATTAAGTTACCGAGTAGGTCTATTCTTTCGGGTGAAGGTAAAGGTGTTACTGTTATTAAACTTGCAGATGACGCACCGAGAGAAACATTAGCAGTTACGAATAAAGATATGGACGGCACAGCTGAATATATTGGTACAAAAGATTATTCAATAGATGGGAATAAAGCAAGATTTGATGAAAAGAATGTAAGTAAAGGTATTCAATATAATCACCCTGCGCCAAGTGGTGGTTCACTATCCTCTAACATTAGATTTGCAGGCGTTAAGTATGGTTATATCGAAAATATCAAATCAATTGATGCCTTGTTACATGGTTTCGATGTTACCTATGCTAGTGACGATTATTATTACGGTGGCGACGGTGCAAGAGTTAATGAGGAATTAGAAAGTAAATTCATTCGTATTAATAATTGTGAATCAGTTGGGCATGGTGATGATGGTATCACTACACATCACAGTAGATTTATTAATATCACGAATAACGTTTCGCATGATCCTAAAAACTATCACGGTAATAGTAATGGTATTGAAATTGATGACGGTTCACAAAATGTTATGGTATCAAATAACATTACGTTTAATAACCAATGCGGAATTGAAATCAAAGCACATGAAACTTCATCTGCAGCGTCTATGGTTGTGGTTGATGGACACATCTCACATAAAGACAACCGTTCATATGTAGCTAGACACATTGGTCATCATAGAGCAGCAACCGACCCTAAATCTAAAACGGCAAAAGATGTCACGTTTTCAAATATTGTCTCACTATTTCCATATAAAAACGAAGTATATCCAGGTTGGACACCTAGAGCCCTTTCAATCAGTGCTTACACAAATGTATCGGTCAATAACTTTACTGCTATTGGTGATGGTACATTCGATTCAACTAGTCCCGCTATTGCAGTTCAGTTTATGGCAGAAAATGTTCAGTTGAATAACATTAATATCAGAGGTTTCAAAAATGCAATTGCCGATATCAAAATTTACGGTGGTGCAAACAGACCGAAAAAAGTTACATTCAGTAATATTAATATTCATCATTCATCTAACAATATCGGTATTGCCGGTGGTGCAGGCGTTTATGATACCAAAATTATTGGTGCAAACTTAATCGGTAACGGTACAGGTAATGCAATTGAAATGTATAACACTACTACGACAATTATCGGTGTACAACATGAAGGCTATACAAACGGTGCAGTATTGTTTAAACAAGTTTACAAAGATGTACCAACTGCAGTACGCGGGGGATTTATGGGTGGCTCGACAGGGTCAGGTGCATTATCAAGACGTTCTGCAGTAATCGCAACAACAGGTGATTCATATGCACATTCTGACCGTTCTTGGTTGCTTGGTGCAGGTATGAACTCACATGCTTGGGGTTCGCGTTCCGGTATCATCAATTCACTTGAATCTAAAACAACACAAGGTAAATACGGTCAATTGATTGTTAATAGTCGAGGAGTAGAAGCACTTGATAACTACGTAACGTTATGGGGATATAATGCCGATAGTATTTCACGTGCTAATACTTCAGTAGAAATACGGAGTGTATCAGGAAATATTAAATCAAAAGGTACAATCCGAGCCGGACAAAACTTCGGTGACTATGCAGAGTATTTTGAATCACAATCAGGTCAAGAAATACCGAATGGTTATATGGTTACTTTAGATGGTCGATATATCCGAAAGGCAAACTCAAATGATACACCTATTGGTGTTATTTCGGGCACTGCTGGTGTGGTATTAGGTGACCAAATGTTCCATCACAAAGATAAATACTTAAAAGATGAATTTGGTGTAACGCTCACACAGTTAGAGAAAAAAGAATGGCACGATGACGAAGGTAATTGGTACGAAGAAGAAATCGAAGTACCAATACTCAACCCAGACTTTAAAGAAAATGATGAAGAAGAATATCTATCACGCGGTGAACGTCCGGAATGGAATGTTGTTGGACTTGTGGGTCAAGTATTTACGCGAATCGACAACACAGTGGGTGTGAATGATTATATCAAATCCAATAAAGGGATTGGCACTAAAGATAATAACAATGGTTTCTATCGTGTGTTAGAAATCACTACACCATTTGATACTGAAAAAGGTTACGGCGTTGCCGTTTGCTTAATTAAATAATAGGAGTGATACGATGACAAACGGAATAGACAAAAAAGCGTTATTCAAACTTGCATCTGAACCTTATTTAAAGCCAATCTCTGATTTAGGGTTTGGCTTTTATAATTTAGATGAAAATACTGCAATATTAAGATTTCAATTTAGTAACGACAAAGGACCATTACTAATCAGTAAGAACAATTTAACTGCATATGCTTACTTTGAATCAACGAATGGTAGTGTATCAGATGTAATTGAATTAGAAATTGAAGATGAATTTCAAGGCATTGTCACGATCACGCTAGACAGTGCCTTTTTACATGCTTGCACAAACACAACGGTTACTGGTCAAGTTTATATCGGTGTGAATAATGTAGACGGTAACCCACAATATAATGAGGTTGCAGTATTAAATGAATTCCAATTCGAAGTCGCGGACGCATTAATCAATAAAATATCTTCCACAACGAAGATTGAATACATTCGTATGTTTAGTCAATTAAAACAACGTGTTGAAGAACAAGTTAAAGCTATTGAAGACGCTATTGCAAATGGTGCCGATTATGTAGCAGAAATGAAAACAGTACTAAAACAAGGGAAAGATGCACTTAATAAGATTGTTTCTGACGGTAAGGAAGATATTCAAACGGCTATAACTAAAGCTGATACTGATTTAACTAAAGTTAGAAGCGACGCTACAGAAGATATAATTACTACAGCCAACAATGCTAAATCTAGTTTACAAGACACAGCTTCTACAACTATAAATAGTATTAACACAACAGCTACTGAAGCTACGGAACATGTCGATGCTAAAGTAACAGAGTTTAATGAGACTGTAGAAACAAATGGATTCCTAACTCCTGAAATGTTAACAGAAGAAACTAATGCTTTAGCATGGCAAAAGTATAAGTTAACTAATGATGACGGTACGTTAAAAACGTTAAACGTTAATAATAAAATTGACGAACTACATGCATTAAAACCGGGACAATATTATTTAAGTGGCACTCCCTCATTGCCGGATAACCTATCTCAAATAGGTATAGCTAATGTGTCACACAGACAAGACGGAAATATTAAGTGTATTACTTATATTCCTTATAACACTAATGTTCAATTAATTAAAAGATTGAATGGTACATGGTCAAATTGGGAATATTTAAATCAAAAACAAACCGATACAGGTTGGGTTCCATTTACTATTATTAATGGAGGGAGAACTAATACAGCGTATGGCTATGGAGGTTCAAGAAATGGATACGGTTGTTCGTATCGTGTTGTCACAACAGGCAATAAAATAGAAAAACACGTCAGAGTTAATGCAGATAGTATCGTAGACGGTCAAGTTATTGCTCAATTACCTAATAACTTTACAAGTAGTCCGCAAATCGCTTTTGTTCGAGCGCCAAAAGACCACAACGGTACAAGTATAATTTTAGAAAATACGGGCGAATTGAAAGTATATGTGGCTAACGTAACACAATGGACTGCAACAAGTGACAAATACATTTATGGCAATATGTACTGGGTAGAATAGGAGGAAAGTTAAATGTTTAAACAAGTATTTTTATATGATGGGACACCTTATTTAGCGTTTCTAAATAGTGAAGGTGAATACGATTATCCTGAAGAATCATGGACCGAGATAGCCCCTCCTGAAGGGATTTATAGTCCATTTTATTTCAATGGTAATGAATGGGTGGGAGCCAATAAAGAAGAGTATGAAGCAACTCTACCTAAAAAAGAGCCTTATGTTCCGTCAAATGGTCAAAAGCAATTAGCACAAACACAAATGCAGTTAGCTAAAACAGCAGTTCAGATTCAAAAAACACAGAATCAATTAGCAGATGCAATGTTAGAAATTGCTAAATTGAAAGGAGAAAATTAACATGTATCCATCATTTGAGAGTATTAAATGGTTTTATGATATCAATTGTTACACTAACGAGGATATACAAACTTACGTTGAATTAGGTTGTATTACTAAAGAGCAGTACAAAGAAATAACTGGTGAAGATTACCCAGAACCTCAAGCATAAGCTTGGGGTTTTTATTTTGAACTAAGTAGGTGACAGAGTGAGTAGTGAAGGAAATCAAGATATTGAGCGTCGCGTCGGTATTTTGGAAGATAAAGACAGATATAACGACAAACGCTTAAGAAATATAGAAAACACAATGAAAGAAGATAGAAAAGAAATCAATGAGTCTATAGAAAAACTTCATAACTCATTAAAAGAAATTGAAAAAGGTCAACATACACAAGAAATAACTAATGTGAAAATGAATTACACATTAGATTCAATTAACCGAGAACGAGAAATTGAAAAGGAAAATAGAGAGGAAAATAAAAAGCAATTCCAACAACTAAAGTGGTTAATTATTACAACCATTTTCTCCGTACTCGGCTCTTTAATATGGACATCTATTAAGATGTTGGTTGGTTGGTAACTTTGAAAGGGGTGATTATAATGCTTAACTTCTTAAATGAAACGTTAGTTTTCGGTGCAAGTTTTTGGGAATGTTTTTGGTTTGGGAAATGTAAATAATTAAATTCTAAAGGTCGGCGCATAGCGTCGGCTTTTTATTTTGGAGGTTAAATTTATGAAAATGACAATCGGTGCAGCAGTTAGATTTATCGTATTAATTTTAGCAATTATAAATCAATGGTTAGCGACTAAAAACATCAGTCCTATACCAGTAGATGAAGATAGTATCAGTTCGATCTTATTAACTATCGTAGCACTATATACAGCTTATAAAGATAATCCAGTAACTAAAGAAGGTCATGAAGCTAACGTTGAAATGAAACAAAAGAAACTTGATAAAAAGCAAGGTACAACACCAACAATAGACGGGACACAAGATAATAAAGATGGTGCAGTATTCCACGATGTGAAAGATAATGGGGGCATACAATAATGACGATTACTAAGACTAAAAAGCAAGCAGTCGCGTATCTCAAGTCATTAGAAGGTAAATATTTAGATTATGATGGTTGGTATGGAGCACAATGTTTTGATTTGGCAAACTTCTACTGGTCTTATATTAGCAATGGTACATTAAAGGGTGAAGGTGCTAAAGATATACCGACAGACAATAATTTTGCTGGTTTAGCCACTGTGTATGAAAATACTGAAGATTTCAAAGCAGAGGAAGGCGATATTGTTGTATTCAACAGTAACTATGGAGCAGGACATGGTCATGTGGCTGTTGTATTAAACGGGAATTATGATGGTAACTATATGCAATTTGTATCATTAGATAACAATTGGCAAGGTGGAGGATGGACGAGTGGTCCTGAACAAGGTGGAAAAGGTTGGGAAACTGCTACAAGAGTTGTCCATAATTACGATTTCCCTATGTGGTTTATTCGTCCATTGTATAAAGGAACAAAACCTAATAAACCATCTAAACAAAAACCTAAGAAGTTGATATATAATCGTGATACAGTAGCACGAGCAAGCATACTTGGCAAGCGTGGATATAAACCTAAAGGTATTGTATTACACAATGATGCAGGTAGTGGAACAGCTATGAACTATCACGATCAATTAGTTAATGCGAGTGAGCAAAGATTAGAAGCTGGTATTGCCCATTCTTATATCAGTGGCAATCGTGTATGGCAAGCTTTACCTGAAAGCTATATCGCATGGCATACGGCAAATGCTTATGGAAATAGAAACTACTACGGTATTGAAATTTGTCAGTCAATGAGTGCTAGCGATAAAGACTTTTTAGCAAATGAACAATCAGCATTTCAAGAAGCAGCTAGACTGTTGAAGAAATGGAATCTTCCAGTTAATAGCGATACCGTTATCTTACACAATCAATTATCTAGCACACAGTGCCCACACAGAAGTATGAAACTACATGCTGGGTATTATTCTAGCCAAATGGCACCAGACAGTGTTAAAAAGAAAACAAAAGACTACTTTATAAGTCAAATTAAAGCGTATTACAACGGTGAAATTCCAAAAGGTTCAACTGATAAAGGGAGTTCAAAACCAAGCTCTAGCGGCTCTACAAACGCCACAAACACTGATTGGAAACAAAACCAATATGGTACATGGTATAAAGCAGAAAGTGCAACATTTACGAATGGCAATCAACCAATTATAACAAGAGTTGATTCTCCATTTACAAGTGCACAATTCGGCTATAATTTCCAACCTGGCGGTTATGTGAAATATGATGAAGTATGTTTGCAAGATGGTCATGTGTGGGTTGGTTATAATTGGAATGGATATCGTTACTATTTACCAATAAGAACATGGAACGGAGCAAGTCCAAATAGTTCGAGCTATGGTTTAGGTGATTTGTGGGGAGTGATTAGTTGAAATATAAAAAGTAAATTATATAAAAATTAAAGTAGACAACTTTAATATAAAGTATTATTATTGATTTACAGATATAACTATCTTTTTAGAGTAAGTCTTCAGACAGCTTACTCTTTATTTTATAACTAAGAAGTTTTATACCTTCTCATTTAAATATACTTGTAAAAATTACTTACCACTCTTCTGAGTGGTTTTTATTATTGTAAATTTTATTAAAATTTGATAGTATGTTTTTGTCTCTTTCATACCCGTTATTTTGAAAGAGCAGTCCTGTTAATATTTATCATTACAATTAGGGTGAGCAAACCCTGGAAAGCATCTCCTTTGAGGTGCTTTTTCATGTTTATTTTAGAATTTTATGGATAAATAAAAACTAGAAGTGAGTATATGATTAAAGATCTCCACTCCACTTCATCTAATATATTAAATTCTTGTTAGGAAGTTGCTACTTATAATGATATAGGTAGCGACTTTCTGTATTGAATAAAAATCAAAACTTTGATAATATATTTTTGTCTCTTTCCAGTAGAGACTGACTGACATTGTAATCTAAGTATAACGATCACCTCGTTAGACACTTAAATGGCGCTTCGGCGCCTTTTTTTATTTTATTATTCTAAACGCTTACTAACTGAGTTATAATTTATTTGCACGAAACGCTTATATTATTGTACGCCCACTCTTCGGAGTGGTTTTTTGTTTATTTATATTTTGTTGTGGTAAACTTAAAATGTAGTGAGTCAACTCCTTTTACACTATATTGAGCAGCTTTCTCTATGGCTGCTCTTTTTTTATGTTTTAATTAAAATATTCAGGGTATCATCTAATTAGCTAATGAAATTTGATAATGTAAAATACACTCTTCTAAACAGGTGCATACAATGTGCCTGTTTTCTTATGTTTAAATATAATAAAAGTGGTTATATATAAGTAGCCTGGTAATGGCAATTCCTTATACAATAATTTTCATGATGATAAGCCTTTATAGCAGCCATTAATTTGGTTGCTATTTTTATGTTTAACTGTAAATTAAAAGGGTAACTATTAATTATACTCTCATTCAATTTTTTTCTTAATTTTAAAAGTTATAATTACAACCGTGTAACAGCGGTTGTTTTTTTTATTTAAAATTAAACTCCAATCACTTCAATTCTCGATACAAAACTGTATTGAGTAAAGTATATGTTTCTAGTAATATTAAGGTGATAAAAGTGAAAGGAATAAAAATCATGAAAATATTTTTTGGGACAATATTTACACTTATATTTATAGGCTTAGCATGCTTTGCAGGATATTTTGCATATGATCTTTACTTTAATGATCACACACAAAGCGATTCACAGAGTTCTAAAGATGTACAGCAATCACAAGAAGAATCATATCAAAATAATGATGCTAACACACAAACACAACAAATTGATGAACAAGCAGCAAAACCAAATGAGAGTGATATCTCTGTTGAGCAACCAGAAGAAACACAAAATATTAAACACGGCATGTCAGATATACAATACATACAAGGGCAGTATGAAGGATTAATACAACATATGAAAGAAAGAGCAAGTCAAGGTGCTGATGCAGATGAGTTACATGAACTACAAAAACAGTTAGATGAATATGCGATACAACATGCAAACGAACTAAACTTGGACCAAGGTTGGAATAAATAAGCTATCAGTCTAATACTTTCTTAAAAGAGCACAACCTCAAATGAGGCTAGGGTCGTGCCTTTATAATAACGTAGACATCTTGGTCGATAAGATTAAACCACATCTTTATTGGTGTGGTTATTTTTTTATTTACATATACGAACATTTGTTCTATTGTGTTCATGAGGTGATTAAAAAATGAAAAAGATAAATCCCGATATTCCAGAACCATATTGCTATGAAACAGACTACCGTAAGATACCTAGAGAATACCTTAACCCAAACATTCCACAAAGGAGAGGAATCGTTAAGTGGGCAGCATTTAAGACGTTACCGGAACAATATGAGCGCCTAGAACAGTACATAAAAGACCAAGATAAAATTGATAAACCAACGTTAAGTGACCACCAAATGAGTGAGTTAAATGATACGTTAATGATGAAGATGTTCCACGACCCACAAGCAGAAGTGAGCTATTTTGAAAATGGATATATTAAGAAAGTAGATGGATTCATACACAAAGTAGATACACATAATCAAGTGTTACAAATGTATATTGATGAGGGATTATTTACTTTAAAACTAAGTGAAATAATTGAAATAAAATAGAAGAAAACACTTGATATATGCCAATTGGCATAGTATAATATATTATAGGAGGTGAGGGAATGAGGATAAAAATAAAAGCACCCAAAAGCTTTAAATTCTCGATGAAAGTCAATTTGGTCATTGTACAATTCGAGATAGCTTTTGAGTACTAAACAGATGAGGGGTTCGCCCCTCTTCACTATAAATATAACATAATCCTCATTCTAAATAAATGAAACTAACTATTGATATTAGAAAAACAACAAAGAGAGAAAAAATTGAAGGTTTAATTGCTTGGACGTTACTCTTAATCGTAATTACTGTATTAATTAAGTGGGTGTTTTAAATGAAAGAAGTAATACAGAAATTATTAGATTCGGATATTTCATCTTATAAAATCGGCAAAGAAACTGGTGTAAGTAATTCCGTGATACAAAGACTAAGAAACGGCGAAAGAACAATTGGAAATTTAACATTAGATACTGCAGAAACACTATATAAATATGCGAAAGGGGTATTAAAAGTGGAAGAAAGAGAAAAAGAAATAATCATGCAACATTTAAATGATCTATTACCAATCATGGAAGAAACATCAGATAATGAAACTAAAAATAGAATTGATGAGAAGATTATTGAATTAATGAATAACTTAAATTTAACATGGGAAGATATGTAAAATAAACCCACCTAAATGAATAGGTGGGTTTATTGATACTATTTTAAAATTTTGCTTACAATAAGAAGAACAAAATATTTAAGAAAATATAATAGTCACAAAACGGTCACGATAATGCTTTAAATACTGATTTTAAGCTATTTTAATTATCCCGCCGTCTCCACTATACAGCTCTCAACCCTTGTGGTTGAGGGCTTTTTATTTTGTTGCCCCAATATTGCCCCAGCGAATAAAAAAACACTATATTTATTTAGGTTGTGTTTTGACAAATTATATTTAAGTCTGATAACTAATAAAAGGACCAAAGAATAGGATCACATATATTAAAAGTACACTTCAAAAATTATCGTAAAATGTTAAGGTATTATTAATCATTGAACATCGTCCCAAACGATTTATATCATCATATTTTAGATAAACTTATCAAAGGTATAACGACAGTACTTAATGAAAGTTCTATACTAAAACAGCATATTATCGAGCTATCATGGTGGAAAGATGATCAAATTGATGAAGTAATCGCATCAGCTACTTAATATAAGACGTAGGGCTATTATCAAACTATTAGCAAATGAGATAAGCTGGATATGAATCAGTTTGACAAAAAACAGTCCGTGTAAAGAAATAACAATTGTGATACAGTTTATTAAAAAAGGAATGATTGCTTTGAAGTGGTTTTTATCTATTGTGCAAATAATTTTAGGTGTTTTTCTAGCATTTTTTGCTTATAAGCAAATGAATCAAAATCATTTAGATACTTGGTTTATTATCTTTACAGTCTTTTCCTTAATTTTTGTATTGTGGTTTGCTAAACATTATGACAAAAGTTAGATAACCTATTTATGCCGAGAAAATTTATTGAGCGCTAACGATTCCGAGTCTCAATATCAATAAAGCAATTGGATTAAAGTAATTATTTTTTAAATTTGTAATGTTGTTAGCAAAGAGTTAACTCGATAATTGTTATATGTAAATTATCGAGTTAACTCTTTAATTATTGATTACTATGGTATTGAAAGGTGATAGATATGATATTAAAAGATTTAAATGATTCTATAGATTATATAGATCAGAATTTAACAAAAGATTTAAATTTGTATGATATAGCAAAATTTGTTGGTTTGCCAGAGCAACATTATAGACATTTATTTATATTTCTTACTGGCATTGGTTTATCTGAGTATATAAAAAAAAGAAAATTGCATTTTGCTAATAAGGATTTATTAAGGAAAGAATCAGTAACGAGTGTAGCTATAAAATATGGATATTCAATTGATGGATTTACTAAATCTTTTAAAGATTGGAGTGGCTATTTGCCATCTCAAATATATGAAAAACAAGTTTTAATTTCATATCCGAAACTTTCATTTGATATTAATGTTAAAGGAGGAATAGACATGAAAACTAGAATTGTAGAGTTGCCTAAAATTAATATAGCAGGAGTAAAAAAACGTGTTCGTATGCAATACGAGGGCGTTAACAATGAAATTGAAAAATTAGCCAATAGTATTACTAGTACACAAAAGGAAGAAATGCATAATTTACAAAACATTGAACCTACAGAAATTGTAAACGTTTCATATGATGCGGATGAGAATTTCATAAAAGAAGAAGGTTATTTAACACATATGATTGGTGTTGTAACGACAGAAAATAATATAAGTGATCAACTTGATGTTATAAATATTGATAAAAGTAAATGGATAGTCTTTGAAAATGAAGGTGAATTTCCAAAGGTTTTACAAGACACATACGCTAAAATTTATTCTGAATGGTTACCAGAAACAGAATATAAGTTAGCTAATGTGCCAATGTTTTCTTTTACTAAATTTAATGATTCAGATAGAGATAATGTTTATAGTGAAATTTGGGTCGCAGTTAATAATTGATTTTAGATATTTTGGTTTCCAAAACGAGTTGAAAACGAGTTTATTCTAGTCTTAATATATTTACCACCTATACTAGTCTCTGGGTGGTTATTTTTTATGTAAAAAATAAACATTGAACCAAGTATTTCTGGTTAATTCAAGGTCGGGTTGGATTGGAACGCACAGATAAAGGTACCAATTAAGGCCTGTAAATAATGTGAATCACAACATATTTATGCACAACTTACTATCTAAATATAAATACGGTGGTTATAGGAATCCACCTAAAAATGATCAAAATATATTGGATAGTGGGATGCTCGTGTGGTTATTCATTAATTTAAATCTTCTGGTGAGTGTGCTTCTTCTATTTGACTTTCGTCGATAGGATTTCTTTGTTCCTCTTCGTACATTTTCTTTGCGAATGCATCCATTTCTTCTGTTCCTTGTGCGTCTGTTCCAAGTGCTTGATTAGGGTCTTGAACTTTAATCCCTTGTTCACCTAATCTTCTAATGACCACAGCACCTTCTTCTGTGTTAGCTTTCTCATTAATTTCGTTTTGTATTTCAGTTTCACTTAACCCTTGTTGATTCTGAACAACTGGTTGCTCTTGCGATTGAATAGGTTCTTGTGTTGTATTGTCTTGTTGCTGATTATCTGATGTAGCAAGTTGATTTTCATCTTTTCCATCATTGTTTTTCTTATCGTCATCAGAATTTTTATAGTTGTCTTTCTTCTTGTCTTTACCCTCTGACTTAGTTTCTTTTTTATCTTCTGTTTTACTTTCTTCCTTATTTCCACAGGCTGTTAAAAATAAAAAACTTGCTAATAATAAGACTAAAAACTTTTTCATTCTACAATACTCCTTTATTTTAATGTTTTATCCATCGAACTTTTATATTTATTAAATGTTTTATCATCAACTTCACCGTTCATTTGTATCAAAAATTTATCTTTAGCATGAGTATGCGAATAAAGTATTGCACTTTCTTCTCCCAATTCATCATAATACTTTTTAGTTTGCTTTAAATCACCCTCATTCTTAAATTTAAAAACTCTAGCATGATTATCACCACTTACAACGAATATTCTAGCGTCATCAGCTTTCATTGGTGCAGCGCCAAAATCTTCATGTGTCATTTTTTTCTCATCACTAACATTTAAATCATCATCTTTAAAGCCTGTAATAATATCTGTAGTATCAAATGATTTACCACAAGCACATAAAAATATAATTGCGATAATAACAATACTTAAAATGTTTTTCATTCAACATTACTCCCATTCTCTTAATATTTATATTCCAGCACACATAGAGGAGAAAACTGTACTAGTTATTCTCTACATAGTGT